CACATTTCAAGAGCAATTCATGGTCAAAATTACCAACGAATTCTTCGATCATGTCTTTCATGACTGTCGCGACTACGTAGACATCATGTATATCATTGGAAATCTACTGTTCGGAGACAACGTCCTCAAGTTCAAACACGTTGAAGTATTGCTTAGATCAATATTGCTCAGCGGCAGTGGATGGACCTCTCTCAGCAATTCTTGGAACAATTTTGTCTGGAACTTGTTCATCTTGCTGCTTTCCAAGGTTGATGCCGACACCTCAGTTGAGGGAGATGATAATATCCAAGCAATTATCTCTGGGTTCATTAATGGCAAATTGCACACCATGCTCGGTGGAAGTGTTAAAGCAATACACTCCATCGATGTTAATGAGGAAGCGTTCTGTGGAGCGGTGTTTAGTACTGACTCCTTTACAACCATCCCTGACATCATGTATACGATTAACAACTTGGGATGGATCGACGCTAAATATCGAACTCGGCCGGAACTCCACGATATGCTCCTTGTTTCGAAGTGCCTATCAATTCTGTTCCAATACGGACCATGCCCAATTCTTCAAGAAGTGGCTTTTCAGATTATCCGCTGTCTTCCACATGTCACGGACATCAATGTCGATCTCTTGCCCTACGATTGGTACCGCAGACACGTGCAAGAAGAATCTGCCAGAATGCTTCCTGGAATCCGATCTGGTGAAATCGTCCCCGTCAGAATCAGCGATGGCTCTCGTCGCATCGTACAGGAGCGATACGGGATTTCGATACATGAGCAGCTTGAAGTCGAACGATATTATTCATTTCTCAACGTTCTTAGACCACTTGACCACATTGTCTTCGAACTGCACCAGACAGAGTATCAACGCCAGGTTATCGCTCAAGAATGGCAGCCTTTGTCTTGGTCCACTTACCATACTCCCTTGCACCAGAAATCACATGGCAAACATTTTCTTGCTGTCAGGGAGTACGAAAGCAGAGTATTTTGCTGGTTGCTCGAGCACCAGTACCATGTTCGGAAGCAGTTCACGCCAGGTGAAGATCCTGGAGTGCTCCTTCCAACCTTTGATGAGTATGCATCAAAATTCCGTTGTGATGAGCGCAGCATGTTTGACGTGCTTGATGACTCATACGATGGACGACATTCAGACCTTTGTCGAGTTCCATTGTGGACGAGAGAAGCCTCTGATTATCGCTTTGCCCTGCCGTATCAACGGACCGGGGCAGAATTCCACCTCGAGTTTTTTGATGGACAAGAGGGGATCCTCTATGATCTTCGATCAAGGAGTTTCCGATGATCTTCAAATGAATTACTCAGATTCTGACCCCGATTGTAACAGCAGTAGCGATGACGACAATCGAAGCTCTGAACTGGTGATTGAGCTGTCGTCGATTCCTGACGAATTGGCAAGACATGTTCGAGATGTTTTCACGTTAGACGGTGAAGATATGTTGCCGGAAGGGTGCACGCAGGCCAAAATGGATTCCTTTTGGAATCGTTTCGTGCATGATGACCACGAGGCTTGGCAACGCGAAGACGTCGATTCAGAAGGAGAGGGC